TGATAAAGTAAAAGAATCAATAGCATTTTATTTAGAGGAATCACTAGAAATTTTGGAGAAGGAAGATTACTGATGCTAGAAACAAACAAAATAAAAGCAGTTAAAGTAAGAAAAGGTGACCAAGTCAGAGAATTTTCAACTATAACAAAGGCTTCAAGGTTTATGAAATGTAGCCCTGCAAAGGTTGAGGAGCTTTTTAAATCTAAATCAGAATACCACGGATGGAGGGTAAACATAGTTTTTTACCACGGTTGTTGTATTTGTGGTGCTGATATTAAAAGAAGTGATGACTATTGTGACCCTTGTTATAGAGTCTCTTTAAATGCTCCTGAGGTTGGTTTTAATGGCTTCCATAGTCTAGGTGTAAAAGAGGATATGCCAAAGGTCAGAGGTTATTAAAATGGATTTTGTGAAAAAAAGAGAGCTAGTTATGAAGCTACTAGAAATAAACGAAATTCAATTTGCTCAGTTAAATAGAATCAAGGGTATAGTTGATAAAATTCATAGTAAGATCATAATTGATAACCAAGTAGCCTACTCAAAGCTGTTAGATGAAAACCAAAGACTAAGAAACAAAATACCTAAAGAGGGTGAAAAGGTGGTAAATACCAAAATGTCTAGAACTAACAGTGGTAGGAGAGCAATAGAAAAGATTGACCCAACTACTGGTGAGGTTTTAGGAAAATATCCTTCTTTGAAACTTTGTTGCAGGGAAAATAAAATAACCCATACTACTTTATACCTTCATATAAGAAAAAACCCAAATCAACCTATAAATGGATATATCTATAAATTTGCTGTTTATGAGAAGAATTGCAAAATGTGTGGAATAAAGCAAACTAAATTAAACTCTAGCTATACAGTAGCATATAATGACAATATATACTTCACACCAAATTGTAAAAAATGTACTAACCAAAAAAGAAGAAAAGCTAAGACTAATAATTAATTATATTTTTATAGAGATTAGCCTGCTAAATGTAGGTGAACCTAGCTAGAGGGGTTCTTAAAGTCACCATGAAAGGTAACTCTAGCCATTTTTTAAAAAGGGCAAAATATGTGTAACCATAGTTATAAATTAGAATCATATTTATTAGAGACTTATTGGAAGTGTCAAAAGTGTGGTAAAAGAATATATCTGAAAGAACCAAATGATATTTGAATACTTGAAAAAGAACAGATTTGAACCAGTAGAAGAACTCAGAAAGATTTTTGATGATATTGAGCTTTGGTTGGAAGGGCATAGATATGAATGATTTTGAGGTAAAAGAAAAACCATTACAGATCATAGCTTCGGTGTATGCCTTTAATGTATTTATTCTATGGATACTAGTATTTTTTATTATAGGGAGTTTATAAATGGAAATAATTAAAAGAAACCCAAAAGAGCTAATAAAAGCCGATTATAACCCTAGAAAGATCAGTGATAAAGACTTTAAACAATTAAAGAAATCACTTGAAACCTTCCAATGCGTAGAGCCTATTGTGGTAAATCAGTTTGAAGGTAGGGAGAATGTGATAGTAGGAGGTCACCAAAGGCTAAAAGCTATGGAGTCTCTAGGGTGGTCTGAGGTTCCTACTATTGAGGTCTATTTAGATTTAGATGAAGAAAAAGAGCTAAATGTAAGGCTTAATAAAAATACAGGTGAGTTTGATTTTGATTTATTAGAGGAGTTTTTTGATAAAGATTTGCTAAAAAGTGTAGGATTTGAATTTGATGACCAAATAGTTTTAAGTGATGAAGATAAAAAAGAGGAAGAAATAAAATTCAGTACTGAGTTAGATGAACAGAGTAATTACATTGTGCTAAAATTTGATACTGACATAGATTGGTTGCATCTACAATCATTGTTTATGCTTGAATCCACCTATTCTAAGCGAAGTAATGGCAAACCTTGGTCAAAAGGTGTGGGAAGGGTTGTAAATGGTGTGAAGTTCTTAAATGAGCTAGGTGTAAAAAATGAAAATTAAGTATTTTAGTCCATCGTTTAAAAGACCTGAAAAAAGTAAAACACAGTTATTGTTTAATGAAGTAACCCTAGTGGTGTGCGAGTCACAGGCAGATGAATATATAGCCAATAAAAACAGGGTTTGGGTTGTTCCTGACTCGGCCCAAGGCAATTTATGTAGAATAAGAAATTATATATTAGATAAAAACACAGATGCAGACTGTGTCGTTTTAATGGATGATGATTACAATTCATTTAACAGATTCAACAAGCAGAAAAATGAGAAATTAACAGAATTGGGGTTTTATGAATTTGTGGAAAATGCGTGCATAATGGCTAAAGATGTTGGTGCTAAATTTTGGGGTGTAAATTGCCTAAGTGATAAGGGTGCATATAGAGAACATACTCCTTTTAGTTTTGTTGCCTATATTGGTGGCCCTTTTCAATGTTTTATGAAAGGTAATGAGCTAAGATACGATGAAAATTTACCATTAAAAGAAGATTACGACATGACATTACAGCAGTTGAATAAGTACAGAAAAGTTTTAAGATTCAATGCTTACAATTATGACGTTAAACAAGCAAAACAAGTAGGTGGTTGTGCCACTTATAGAAATGTGGAAAAAGAAAAGTCACAATTACAAGCCTTACAAAATAAGTGGGGTTCTGATATTGTAAAAATTGATGGGTGTAGTAAACGAGGCTTTGATTTTAACCCAATATTGAAAATACCTATTAAGGGAGTATAAAAATGCCCAACAAAACCCAACATAATAAAAAGTCTTTATTAGAAGCAGGCGAAAAAACATTAGGAAATGTTACACAAGCCTGCAAATTGACAGGATTAAATAGAAGTACATTTTATGACTATTATAATAAAGATGAAAATTTCAGGGAAAAATGGGATGACTGCGAAAATATAGCTCTAGACTTTGTAGAATCTCAGCTACACAAACAGATCAAAGATGGAGTACCAAGCTCAACTATATTCTACCTAAAGACTAAAGGTAAAAAGAGGGGTTATGTAGAACGCAAAGAGATTGAACACGATGGATCAATAGAAGGCTTTAAAATAATTCTAGATGAGGGAAATTAAGCTATTTAAAAAGCAGATTGAAGCCTATAAATACTTGCAAGATGATAAAACCAATGAGATTTTATATGGTGGTGGTGCTAGGGGTGGTAAATCTTGGTTAGGTAATCTTTGGGTTATTCTAGAGACCTTCAATAAGCCTAAAAGCTCTTGGTTAATTGCTAGAGCTACTTTTTCTGATTTGCGTGATACTACTATGCAGACCTTTTTTAAGGTTCTTTCAACCTATGGAGTAGGTGAGTTTTTTAAACACGATGCTCAAAAGAATATAACTACCAATATAAAGACTGGTTCTCAAATTAAATGGAGGGAGATAGGTTGGTTCCCTTCAGACCCTGAATATGATAGAATTGGCTCAAACGATCTTACAGGTGCTTTTATTGATGAGTGCCAGCAAGTAAGAAAAAAGGCTTTAGATGTTTTAAAAGCTAGGTTTTCAGAGCTAGAGGGTGATGGTTGGAAAACAATACCTAAAGTCTTTATGAGTTGTAACCCTGCTAAAAATTGGATAATGTCAGACTTCGTAAAACCATACGATGAAGACCGATTAGAGGGAGATAAAGCCTTTATTCGTTCTTTGGTAACAGATAACCCACATGTGCCACAAAGCTACATAGACAACCTTAAAAAAGGTGATAAGGTCACAGTTGAGCGTTTGTTATATGGCAACTTCTACTACGACGATGACCCTTCTAAGCTAATTGAGTATGAGAAAATCCTAGACCTTTGGAGTAATGACTTTGTTGAGAGTGGCAGAAAATACATTACTTGCGATATAGCCACAAAAGGATCAGATAGATTTGTTTTAATAGTTTGGAATGGTTTTAGGGTGATTCACATTGAAGCTATTGAAAAGAATACTGGTAAGGATGCAGTAGATAAGATTCAAGAACTATCTAAAAGGTTTCAAGTGCCAAATTCTAATATTGTTTACGATGCTGATGGAGTTGGGGCAGGTCTAAGTGGTTTTATTAGAGGTTCCCACGAATTTAACAATGGATCAAAGGCTAAGAACGGAGAAAACTATAACCACATTAAATCTCAGGTCTATTTCAAGATGGCTGAGGCTATTAATGAGGGTTTGGTATATATTGGCGTAGAAGATCACAAAGAACTCATTACAGAGGAGCTAGAGCAGGTTAAAAGGGATAAAGTAGATCAAGATGGTAAATTATGCCTATTACCTAAAAGGGAAGTCAAAGAACGCATAGGTAGATCACCTGACTTTTCAGATGCTTTAGCTATGAGGTGGTTTTTTGAGCTAACAAGTGGTATTCAAGGG